CGTGTTAACTGATGAGCCACTTGAAGGCTATGTAGGATGAAAAGCATAGATTATTCAATAATTTCAGATGATTTTCTTGAATTTACACTATTAGAGCAGCACAACGGCGAGAATTTTGTGTCGAATAAACTGGTTGCAATCCAATATGCAGCAATAGACTCATATAAAGCGCTCGTCTGGGCGCAAATGGCTAAAGAAATTAAAGGCTACATCAAGCAAAGGGCGAAAAATGGCAAAATTTGATCTGACAGCGTTTGTATTGTTTACGTTATCGTATCTGGTTTTATTAGTTAGTTTGGCTATAGTATTTATATATTTTTATAAAATCAACTGAGTTTTTGGCAAAAAGGCACTAGAGCTACAGCGAGCGGATAAAATATGGCTGGACGACGTGGAAAAATTGTACCCCAGGACAAAATAGACGGCATTATCATGGATTGGCGTACAGGCGAATACACAATTGAGCAACTAGCCAGTAAACATAAAACATCCACAGCAACCGTGGGGAAAAATGTTAAGGGCGTAGCAAAGGATTTATCAGGGTTAGTTCAAAAAGGATTTGAATACAATCAAGCGCTTAGGTCTGGAACGGAAAAATTTGTGGAAACGATAGAAAAAGCGGTGGATTATCGGGTAAAAATATCACGGTTATCAGAGTCATTTGTGGAGAAATCCATTAAAAAATCGATAGCAATGCTGGGTACAGTGGAGGACGCACAATCAATAAAATATTTATCCGAAGCGGTCGACAGGAACACAATCACAGCGGGCGTTAATGAGCGTCATGCTAGACCGTCTCAGATCAATAATACTGTGCAAACTGCCAATTTTAGCAGCATGAATGAGGATGATTTGCAACGAGAACGGAAATTAATCAATGAGCGTCTCGGTATCATCAAGTAATCATAATCAACGCTGTGAGTTATTGCGCCGGCAGATAGAGATAGATTTGGAGTTAGAAAAACGGCTATGTGCTAAATCTCTAGCCAATTTTTGTAAATCCGCATGGCACATCATAGAGCCTGGTACTAAATTGGTGTGGAATTGGCATTTAGATACGGTGTGCGGTTATTTGCAGGCGTTTCACCGCGGCGAATTGCCTGACAAACGGCTGATAATAAATATCCCGCCGGGCACACTAAAATCGATTTTAGTAAGCGTCATGTACCCCGCCTGGACGTGGATAGACAATCCAGAAACGCGTTATTTATCAATAACTTGTGAACAGGGTCTAGCGATACGCGATGCCTTGAGGATGAAACAGATCATTACAAATTCATGGTTCCAGCGCAACTGGCCGTTAGCCATGCAAGCGGATCAAAACGAAAAAACATTGTATATTAATGATAAAAATGGTTTTAGGCAATCTCAGGGGATCACGGCGTCTAACACTGGCAAGCGCGGCGATTGCCTGCTGTTAGATGATTTGATTGACGCCCAACACGCATTTAGTGACGTGATACGCCAGGGGGTTAATGACACGTGGGATCAGGCGCTATCCAGCCGGTTGAATCACATGGAGGAATCTGGCGTTTTGCTGATAATGCAGCGACTGCATGAGGATGATATAACCGGGCACCTGCTCAAAAAAGTCAAAAGCAGATGGACAGTACTGAGCATACCGATGCGCTATGAAGATCATCTGACATACGATGCAGGACGAGATATAGGCCGGCCGGAACTGAATGACCCTAGAACTCAAAAAGGGGAATTATTATTCCCAGCACGGTTTAATAATCGCTCTGTAGAAGCCCTGGAGGAGGATTTAGGTGAGTATGGTACAAGTGGGCAGCTCCAACAACAGCCAACGCCCACTGGTGGCAGTATTATTAAAAAACACTGGTGGCGCATTTGGCCTGATGACATTAAGCCGCCGGTATGCGATCACATCTTCCACAGTTGGGACACCGCATTCAGTGAATACGACATGAAAACAGCGGCCTTTTCAGCCTGTACACGATGGGGTATTTTTTGGCACGAGCAGCGAGAAAAATACTGTATTTTAGCGCTGGGAATGTGGTTTGAGCGTTTAGGATACGATGAATTAAGAAAGAAAGTCAAAGAGTTAGACAAGAAATTTAATCCAGATTGTAACTTAATAGAACGTAAGGCGACTGGTATAACACTCATACAGGACATGAAACGCGCGAGTCCAGGCAGGGTCAGGATATATACTCCTGGGCGCGGCGACGATAAAATCAGTCGAGCGCATTCAGTTAGCCCGATGTTTCAATCAGGGTTAATCTACGCGCCTAACAAGGCGTGGGCGCTAGGCAATGGTAGGGACAAAACAGGATTAATTGATTACGCCGCCAAATTTCCCGCTGGTGGGCCGCCATGCGCTGACCTGACCGACACCATTACCCAAGCCCTAATCTATCTAAGGGCGGCTAACTGGGCGGGAGAACATGACGATGACAAAGAAGAGATCATAGCGCGAATAGAACGATCAGACGAGGATATAGAAGATTCGCCATCGCCTAGAAGATCGGCATATGGATAATCCGTTAGACTGGAAGCCGCATTTTTATTGATGTTTGTCTCAAAAAATGCGGGGTTATATAAAAATATAAATATTAAAACTCAGTTGACAAATAAACAACTCACTGTCGGGAGACAGCATGGAACAAGAAGCAGAATATAACCTAGGCGAACCAGATATTGATTTTATCCTACAGGCAGTTTCTACGGCCAAAGCGCAGGGTTTGACGCCTGAACAAATGCTAGACCCGGCTGAACTAGCCGTTTATCAAGGATTCATAAAAAAAAACGATAGACAAGAGCCTAACGAACACTATGCTAATCTAGTCGATATGCTGGACGATACTGTGTTGGATAGATTAGCGGGTGATGTAATCAATTGGGTTAGATGGGACGAGGAATCGCGCCGAGATTGGTCACAAAGGGAATCAGAAGGCATAAGAGCGCTAGGCGTATCTGATAAAGTTTCCGGTGGAGCTGATTTTGAAGGTTCAAGCAAAGTAGTCCATCCGCTATTAGCCGAAGCTATAATACAATTTCATGCGAGAGCAATGGCGGAATTATGGCCTCCTGAAGGGCCAGTTAAATCTATCGTATTGGGAGATAAGACGCCTGAAAGACTAGCACAAGCTGAGCGTGTACAGGATTACATGAATTATCTGTATACCGAGGATATGCCCGGTGCATTTGAAGAAGAGGATAAACTATTATTCAGAATAGGGTTATCTGGCAGTTGTTTTAAAAAAGTCTATTATGATCCTATTGTTAAAAAACTCTGTTCGAGATTAATAGAGCCGGCTGATTTTATTGTCCCATTTTCCGCAACGGATTTAGAGACAGCACCAAGATATACGCATCGTTACCGAGAAATGCACAATACGGTAATGAAGAAGATTGCAAACGGATATTATACAAAACCTAGAAAATTATCTGATCCCAATAATGAAACGTATGAATATCCTGAAGTTAAAGACGAGATAGACCATACCGAGGGAAGGCAGCGCGTAGGCATGGACGATCAACGCCATACCCTATTAGAAACCTATGTTGACCTGGATTTGCCTGGATTTGAAGATAAAAAAGAAGGGCGATTAACAGGTGTGGCATTGCCATATATTGTCACTGTTAATCGTGACGATCAAGAGGTTTTGAGGATTCAAAGGAATTGGAAACCTACCGATGAAAATAAGAATTCAAAGGTCTGTGTTTCTCATTATGGATTTATGCCGGGGTTAGGATTTTATTATTATGGATTATTACATTTAATTGGTGGATTAGCCACTTCGGCGACAGGTTCAATTAGAGCATTGCTTGACTCAGCTATGTTTTATAACATGCAGGGTGGATATAAGAGCCGTGATGCAAGGATTAAAGGGGGTGATGCGCCTATTGCTCCAGGTGAATGGAGAGAGGTAGATAGTTCATTTGAGGAACTAAAAAAAGCTTTTTTCCCATTGCCCTATAAGGAACCAAGTGAAGTTTTGTTTAAACTATTGGGTTATCTTGATGAAAGAGGACAAAAGTTAATCGGTACAACGGATGTAATGACAGGAGATGCCAATCCTAATGCGCCTGTTGGAACTACGCTTGCTCTGATAGAACAGGGTGGAAAAAACTTTTCAGCCGTTCTCAGGCGTTTACATACAGCTCACCGCAATGAGTTCAGAATTGTTGCCAGATTAAACTCTGAATACATACCGGAAGAAGGCTATCCATATTATATATCAAAAGGCAATAAAAATATATTCCCTGCTGATTTTGATGATAGAATTGATGTAATTCCAGTATCCGATCCTAATATTATATCAAATTCACAGAGGATTGTTCAAGCGCAGGCTGTTATGGATTTAGCTGAAAAGCATCCTGATAAGGTTGATATAACGGAAGCCATCAAAATGATGTTACAAGCTATCAGAATCCCTAATTATGAAGAACTAACCAAGGTTAATGAACAATTGGCGCAACTCCAGCAAAAAGCGCAAATGCTGGACATTCAAATAAAAGAAGCCGAACTCTCAAAAATTAATGCGGAAAAAGAAAAAACTGATGCGGAAAAAACAGAAAGTGTATTAAGAGGAATGTTTACGGCAACGCAAACGGCTAATTTGGTAGCTACCAATCCATTGATTGCCCCGATGTCGGATTCTCTTTTCAAGAGTGCTGGAGGTAAAGATTATAATGGGCTCCCTTTGATTGATATGACACAAGCTAATCCTATGCAATTAAAACAAAATACAAGCCCTGGATTTCCAGCTAATCCAGAACAGATTAATAATGCACAACCTGCACCTGAACAACCATTAGAGCCAATATCGCCAGAACAAGGTGCTAATGCCGGCATTGAAACTCAACGCAACGAGACTTTACAATGAGCTTACAGGATGATCCATTAATACAGGAAATAAAATCACGTTTAAATGAAGAGATCAAACGTACTTCCGATTGGATTGCAAACGGCAGTGCTTCAACATTTGAAGAATATAAAAAACAATGTGGAAAGATAATAGGTTTTAATGCTGCAATTGTTGTTATCGATGAAGCTATAGAAAATTTCACAAAAGACGATGATGATTAAAAAAAGTTGACAAAATCAATTATTGATATATTCTAATTTTAATTAAACAATGATTAATTAAAAAATGATTAGATTCGAAGCAGATAATGTACCTGTAGAATGTTTACCAAAACCTGCTGGGTATAGATTATTAATTGCTCCAGTAAAGATTGAAAACAAAAGCAGGGGTGGTATTGAACTTCCTGGAGAATCCATTAGAACAATGGAATATTTCCGAAATGTCGCTAAAATATTAGCGGTTGGAGAGAGTTGTTATCAGCATCCTAAGTTTCAGGGTGGTATAGCACTGGATCAGAGTAAACCTGAGCCTTGGTGTAAAGTAGGCGATGTAATTCACTATAATAGTTATACCGGGGCAGAGATTAAGATAAATTATAATGGTGATATAAGCACATTACGTTTAATTAATGATGATGAAGTTTACACTGTTAATAATGATTTATCGGTATTGAATTTTTTATAACTTGGGTTATCCCCTTGAACCATGCGAGAGCATCGTGTACGAAAGTACGTTAATTTATTAATATTATGTTTGAAGAAAACAATGACGAGGAATTAGACCTCGAACCAAAAGATGACGAGACCGTCATTGAACAAGAAGAACAAAACGAAAAGCCTATTTCCACAGAAGATGAAGATGAGAAAAAAGCATATAGTCGTAGGGTTCAAAAGAAAATAGATAAGCTGGTTTATGAAAGGGAAATAGAAAAAGAAGCACGAGCAAAGGAAAATGCGGAATTAAAAGCCGAGATTGAGGCATTAAAACAATCCAATGCTGAAAGGCAATACGAACAAACCAGCCAGACACTTGAGCAAAAGCGTCAAGAATTATTACAACGTCGTCGTTATTCATTAGAAATTGGTGACTGGGACGATATTAATAATATTGATGGCGAACTCATGGATATAAAGATTCAGGAAAAACAAAAACCTGAACCCGTTCAAAGACAGGAGCCCGTTCAAAGACAGGAGCCTGAACCACAAGCAAATATTGCTCTTAGTGAGTGGCAATCAAAAAACAAATGGGTATTTGATAAGAATCAAAATTCACGTTTGGAAAAAGCAAATAAACTTCTAACGGATATTATAGCTGACGGCTATGATCTTGATGATCCGGATACTTATGTTATTTTAGATAAAAAACTGAAACGGGAAACCCCGCCGCCAGGAAATGGGCCAGATAGAGGACAAGTTTCAGACAGTGGAAACACTGCTTTTACGGCTCGTGACAAACAGAAAATGATTGATTGGGGGCTTAATCCTAACGATCCCAAACACAGAGCGGAATGGATTAAAAACAAGGTAAAAGATGATGGCTAATTTAACAAAAGAACAAAGGTTAGAAAGAGAATCGAGAGAACATGAATTACGTGAAGCTGATCCGATTCATGAAGAATATGAAGGAAATTGGGATTCTGACTCACTTTTAGATACAACTAACATTCCTGCTCGTCAAGGTTATGTCCAACGATGGGTAAGAACCAGTATTAAAGGGATGGAAGATCAATCTAATGTATTCAAAAAGGTTAATAAGGGCTGGAAGCCAAGAGCATTAAGTACGATCCCGAAAGGCCAATACGTTATGAGAGTCGATTTTAACGGCGTTGACGTAGTGGGTATTCATGGTATGATCTTAATGGAAAGGCCTCAAGCTTTACATGATAAACAAGCAAAGGCTCGACAGGAATTAAATGACCTGCAAATGTCAGCTGTTAAACAAAATTTGTACAAAGTACATGATTCATCTTCTGGTTTTTCAAGACCTGTAATGGATGAAAGAACAAGTGTCAGTCGAGGCAGAATTGCACCGATAGACGATTAAAAAACTAAATGAACGCCTATTTTTAGGTAATTATAATTTTCTACTGTCGAGAGACAGAAGGTGATTTATCATGGCAAACGTTGATGCCGCGTTCGGGCTAAGACCAGTCCGACATGCGACGGGCGGTGAAATCCGTTCGGAAATGTACCCCATCGCTTCTGGTTATTCCACTAGCATTTTCACAGGCGATCCCGTCTTACAACACAGTGATGGAACAATCATCATTGCTGTTGGTACAGGTGGTACGCCTTCAGTTCAATCTTTCGGTACTTTTTGTGGTGTCGAATATACTAATTCAGCCGGTGCTGTTGTATTCAGTCCTTATTGGCCAGCAAGTACCACTGCGACTAATATCAAAGCTTATATCTATACTGATCCTGATATTGTTTTCGCTATTCAATCCGATGCAACAGGAATTGCTGCCGCCGATGTAGGACAGTTGGTTGATGTCGAAATTG